ATGTGGAAAAAGGCCGTAACCGATTCTGGGGTCGGGTATACGGCGCTGTCGGGCAGGAATGTATCGCCCTTGGCTTCAACGCCTTCACCTACGGGCTCCGTCCGAAGCCCCGGCTTCCTGACAAGCCTGGACTGTGGTTGGACAAGGATGATGCCGTCTGGTGTTTTGATGGTGATTTTCTTCGCCAGTTGAATGATATCGAAGAGGCATGGAGTGTTAGCAGAACGACTCAATTTGCACCATTCCGCCCGGCTAAGGCGGTGGAAGCATGAACGGCATTCTGGAGGGCGTAGTTATCTTTTTCGCTGTGGTGCTTGTAGCGGTATTCGCTATAAGCATGGTGGTGATACTCGCATGTATCGCGTATTCGTGTTTTTGCGAGTCGTTCGATTTAGATCCGACTCACCCGATTAAGGCATGGAGGCGCGGGCTATGAGCATCATCAGCAGTGACGCGAAGTGGGCTGTCATCCGACGAGGTGTCCGTCTATCCCCCGAGGAAGCACGTGGCACGACCAAGGGCAAGGAATACGAGGCCGGTTTTATCGCCGGAGCCACGCGCCGGCCCACGGACGAGGAAATCGTAGCCGGGGCGAAAGCGTTCTACGAGGCGTTGAAGCCCGACTCTTACCCTCAATGGGATTCTGACTGCGCGTTGAGGGCCGAATACTACGACGCCATGCGACTCGCAGTCAAGGCAATGCAAGGAAAAGCGACGGAAGAATGAGCAATCTTATCCACTGCGATATGTGCGGCGACCTCATGACCAAACGTTGTGGCGAAACCATTGACGGTAAGACGTATTGCCGTGATTGCGTTCCGAAGAAGCGTCTCATCGATTTGGGTGAGCCGACCGAGTTCGATGGTACCGACGAAATCGTATGCCCCTACTGCGGGCACCGATACGAAGATTCGTATGAATGCGGCGGCAATGACGAATACTTCGAGGAGGAGTGCGAGGACTGCGGACGAGAGTTCAACGTGGTTCGCATCATCGACATCAGCTATGACACCAAGCCGAAGGAGGCAACGGAAGAATGAGTGATTACAAGCAGCGGATGCGTTTTCACAGGATTAGCCCGTGTCCCAAATGCGGGGGCAAGGTCAAGGCGAAATGGGAGCGAGTGGCCCGACCGTTTGCCCACTCGTACTGGCGTCTGATTTTCCAGTGCGCGCATTGCCGGCAGCGGTGCCTCATGTTATGGGACATTGCGCCATACAAAGGCAACTGCTATCTGGATGCTATCCGTTGTTGGAACGCGATGTGCAACGGAGACCGGAAATACAAGCTGATTCGCGAGAGTCTGGGAGGCAGACGATGAGCACTCTGAATATTCTGGGCAACACGAGCGAGCAGGCGGATTCGATACGTCTGATGCTCAAAGTGCGGGGCATGAAGGACGGTCGTTTCATCGACGCCGACCCGCTCATTATCCTCAAGGCCGACAACCATCAAGGTTCCGACAGGTGGGACGTGTATGTCAGCAAGACGGTGTATCCGACCGCCGAATCGTATGGCACGCTCGCTGGCGTGCTGAGGATGCTCGCCGACGACGTGGAAGTGGAGGTCATGGCGCGAGAGAAGGAAATAGGAGGCGGACAATGAGTGACTGCTACTTGTGTCGTAAACCGTTGCACGGCGATAGTTCCTCGGTGGACATCAAGCGTTGGGACCCGCGGCGCAACGTGTTCTTCGATGAGACGCGGCGGGCCTGCGCCGAATGCGTCCGACGTCGGAACGGATACCAATCCCGACGTGCCAAAGCCCGACGTGTTGCGGCCCGCGTCCTGCTTAACAAATGGTTAGACAAACAAATGGAGGTGGACGATGAGTTGGCTTGATGACCTCTACCGGATAGTCGGCAAAGGCGACGTGCGGGACTCCGATTTCATTCTCAACGGCGAAAGCTTTTACTGCCCCCAATGTGGCAGACACCTGAAGGCTGCTACAGGAACCGTGAAAGGCTCCGAGGAGAAACGCTATCGGTTCAAGTGCGTTGACCGAATGCATTACCGCACCAAATGGCATGAGTCGTATCAGGCCGCGTTGATGGAAATGATCGAGACTTTCGAGAAAGGGGAAAACGCATGAACGAGATTCAGCTTACAGACCATTTGGCCGCGCGAATCGGCGCGGAAGGCACCTGCGGCCATTATCGAGCCAAAATCTGCGAAGACGGTAACTTCAGAGAGTTCCTGTATGCCATGAGCCTCAAACGTCTCAAGCGCAAATGCGAGAAGTATGCGAAGCGTGAACGCAAGGCCATCGCATATGTCGCCACGCTCAAGGAGGAATCATGAGCGTAAGCAGTCTCAAACGCGAGGAAATACTCAAATGGCATCGGAGCAAAGCGGCCACGCCCGAGTACACGGCGAAGCTGCTCGGCGTGCCATTGGATGAGGTGCTGTACATCATTGCCCATCCGGAAACGCCCGCACCCCACAAGGATGATTTCACGCCCGAATTCATCGAACCATTACTCTGAATTCAGAGTAAAAACACTGAATTCAGAGTAAAAAAAACGAAACCCTCCACCGAAAAGATGGAGGGCACGCTCACCAAGCACCATGATAGCCGGAACGTGGAGGGTTTCAAACAATGTTCATCCAAACCGAACCATGCCAATACTGCGGCAACCAGCAGGTAGAGGCACCGTGGACGCTCTGCCAGGACTGCCGCCGCCAGTACGCGAAAACACTCCACGCGCTGCGCCGCAACATGCAACTATTGCAGCGGGTCGCGCACCACGAGTACAAGCTCACCGACCCCGGCAGCGGCGG